CGAGGAAAGCGGCGATGCGTTTCGGGGTGTTGATGTTGCGGTGGGTCATGGCGGTGTTTAGGGCGCAAATGAAAACGCCCGCTTGGGAGCGGGCGTTGGGCATGATTTTCAGCAGGCTGGATTCGCTGACTAACAAAGATTCATTCATTGCTGGCCCTCCCTCCCAACCATCGCTTGGCAATCGTCATCAAGCCATTCCCCGACGGCGCGACCTCGGGTGATAAAAACACCCAGCCGCGCGTGCCGAAATGTGCACTCCAGTCCTCTTGGGGTACGGGCACCTGGTTCGTAATTTCCACCCATATGAGATCCGGGTGGAACATCTCGACCATATTTCCATCAGTTGAAAAAATCTCGACCACCACGTTTTTTACCACTCGTGCATAAGTTCTCATCATGCGTACTCGTAAATAATCACAACACCCGGCGCACCAGCGGAGCCGGCCCGTCCCACCAGACTGGGCCCATTGGCAATCCCACCTGCGCCAGAACCATATCCGGTCCCCGGTGCTGCAATGGCCCCTGCTGCGCTACTCCCGTAACCACCGGAACCCAGCGGTGAATTGCCGCCATGACCCGCAAGAGTCGACCCATTGACGGATATCCCGGGAGCACCCGCTGCGCCGGCGCTGTTGACGATGTTGCCTCCGGTCGACGGGATACCGGGATAGCCTCCCGTGCACAGCCCCATCCCGGATCCCGGAATAAAACCGACCCAGGGAGAGCCTCCGCCCCCAGGGGAAGAGACCAATGACCCGATCGAGCTTGTCCCTCCACCGCCGGCATTGACCATGGGCGCTCCGGCCACGCCACCGACACCCACCGTCACGACCTGACTGGTGCCAATCGCCGATGCCGGAAGCCAGGCTTCGGCGTAGCTGCCAGACGCCCCTCCTCCAGCAAGGGAGTACTGCGCGGTGTTCGTCGAACCAATGCCAGCACTACCGCCCCCACCACCAAGCACTTTGACCAACACATTTTTCATACCCACCGTAGGCACGTAAACGCCGGACGACGTCAGGGTTCGCACGCTCAACAACCTGCCGCTGGTCGCCACACCACCGCTAGCATAGATCAGCAACCAACTGTCCAACGAGGCCGAGTACATGACGGAGCAAGCGCTGCCGTCTGCAATTTCAGATGCCCGCAATGCATTGAGAGACAGGCTGATCAGCGGTTTGGCCAGTAATCCGTTCGGTGCAAAGGTACTCGCGCCAGTATTCGCATTGCGGGCGGTAAACCGCAGGGCTAAACCATCTTTCAACGCGGTAATGGCCGGGGTGTAATTCGCCATGTAGACATTGGCGCCCCCCGTATCCAGCGCGTATTTTTCCTCCCCGGCCTGACTGGTTTTTTGAATAGCCCGCAACAATTGCGTTACATCGGTCTCGCTCGGCTGAAGGCCGGCAGACTGGATAACATTCAGTATTTCGTCAGTGACGCCGTTTCCCCAGGTCGCAGGAATCAAAGATCCGGGCGACCCGCCGATTACGTCTTCATTTATAAACTTGCCATTCACCAGTCCTATGCTGGGCACACTCTTTGGATAGTCCACTTTTTACTCCTGTCAGCGCTCAGCGTTATCAATTTGTGGGCGAGCCCTGACACACGACACAAACAAGAATCGTCGCGAAAAAAGGTCATGGATAACGACAACAAAACGAAGCTGAAACACTGAGCGTATTAATTGTTCCCTACCAACCAAAGTGGCGCCTGGGGCCGATGCTCACTGAAAGGGAAGTATGAGGCTTGCGGCCAATCCCGAAGCGCCCGCCGCCAGGTTTGCAACTCGGCGTACTGATCGCTGGTCAACGTAGTACCTCCCCCGTCTTCCAATTCATCACGGTCGCGGGCGACTAGGCTGTCCGTGGCTGATAGTTGTTTCTCACGCCAGAAGCGTTCGACGTTCGCCGCTTCTTCCGGGGCAAGGGGCGGTGTGTCGACAAGAACGGGATAACCGTTATCGGCCCGTACGGAAATCATCTTCGCGGTGACGGCCAATTCCTGAAGGAGGGACACCCAGTACGCGCGGGGGATTTCTATAACATCCGCAGGAATATCCGAAGTATTGATCCCGGGCACATACACACCACGGGTACTTGCACTAAACAAAACATTGAACTCGTTCATTCAATAACCCTTGGCAAAGTAATAAACGCCCCATCCGGCGGCCGACAGCCCCCCCATGTCTCGCACTCTCAAGCGACAGCCCGTTTTGGTGGCACTGCCCGCGTACAAAATGACCGCGGCTCCATCACCACCCACGTGGTTGGCAACAATGGAAGAAAAGGCTGTTGGAAACGAAATGGAGAACGTGACATACACCTCACCATTGGCATCCGTCGTGCCATAGCCCCATTGATCAATGTTGCCGCTGGGGTACTTCTGGTAACCGGGAGTGCCCACCATGCCTGAGAACGAAGAGGCGTATTTGAGGCTGGCTGTACCATAAACAGTCCAGATACCTGACTCCCGGACAAAGTTGGCACTTTCACCCGTGTTCATCACCATTGAGCTGAGGTAGGCGCCCTGAGGGCTAATCTGCGAGCCCGTTTTACTGGCAACCGTAACGGCAGCATTGTTGCGGCAATGCAGGCTGATGGTGGCGCCATTCGCTACCGTGGAGGAATCCGGCAGAGTCACCGTATAAGCCGCGTTGCCGCCCAGCCCAATCGCATAACCCACATCCGCGACGGTCAACTGTGTCGTTGCCGATATTCCACGCGCATTCGCATAATTACCCAACGCCCGTTGAACGAACTCAGTGGTGGCCGCTGATCGCCCCGCATCAAACTGCGGCGTAGTCAAAAACAGCGCCGGGCTGCGCAGTGCCGCGAGCAATTGATTGTTGGAGATTTCGTCAGGAGTTAAACCTGCCGCCTGAACGACGCTCAGGATCTCCTGAGTAACAGCATTCCCCCATGTCGCAGGAATCAACGAACCTGGTGTTCCGGAGAGCGGGTTTTCATCCACAAACCTGCCATTGACAAGTCCTACACTGGGGACGCCTTTTGGATAATCCATAATTTCATTCCTTTACCTGGAAGATTCTCTAGCGATGCCGACAGTGCACCTGAAACAGGCGCGATCAGCGGTATCCGTTCACTCGGCAGTCATCCAGACAGGCTTTTTCGGTCGAGAGCGTTTGGCGGGGAATTTCTTCGCTTGAGGCCACTTGCGCAGTGCCTGTAGATAAACAAGCAGGGCCTGATAATCAGCGTCGGAAAGTGTGGTGACCTTCATCAGTTCCAACTCATCCCGATGCCGATCACGTAGCCAGACCACACGATCAAACTCTTTATCGCGCCAGGCCTTAGCCTCCTGCAAAAGTTGTTCATCCGAGAACGGCGCAAGCTCAACCAAAACCGGCAGGCCTTGATCATCATGGGATCTATCTGTGCCCGCTTTTGGATTAGCGATCACCGTTTCATAACGCTGATCGTCAATTTCAACGGCGTCTTCGGGAAGATGGGTGTGATAACCCGCCAGGTAGGTATTGCCGGTGCTGCAACTATAAAATCGCTTCATTTCAGTTACCCACGCTCAAGACACAGACCCAGCCATTACCACCAGAATTGCTCATGACCTGAACTTGACTGGCGTCAAAGTAAGTCACCAGAGGCGGAGTGGTGATATCAACGAACGGAGCGTTCCCCGAGTGCGAGTAACTTGCCCATGCACCCCGGCATTGGTTTTTAAAACCCAGCGGCCAAGGCTTGGATACATATCCGCCATTGACGTTGATAGTGACCTGCATCCACTGAATCATGAAGCCGCCCAGCCAGGCTGGAAACACGATGTATCCGTTCTCCGCAAAACTGTAAGAGACGCCAAGACAGAGTTTTTTAGGCGTCACGATCGTGGCGTCATCAGCCGCGGAATTGACCTGGGCTTGCGTGGCAATGCGTGCCCAACCGAACAATGATTCTGTCGCTTGAACCACTTTCTTTTCGATTGCCTGAAATACCCGCAGCGGAGTCATCAATCGACTGTTGCTTGCACCTGCTTCGGCCTCATCCTTGCTCGCGAAAGAGTCGGTCTTATTCTTCTCGACAATCGCTGCAATCGCCGTCCTGAGCTGAGTACTATCACCCTCTTCAGGTACTAGGCCGGCGGCGGTAATCGCATTCACAATTTCATCGGTGACGCTGTTGCCCCACCTCGCCGGAATCAACGACCCCGGCGTCCCCATCAACGGGTTTTCATCCACAAACCTCCCATTCACCAACCCGGCGCTGGGCACACTTTTCGGATAATCCATCCCTCTACTCCCTAGTCATAATTGATGTGCACCTTGGTATGCGCCGGGGCGCTCCTGTGGATCAGGCATTCCAGCGCCGAGCCCGGGTTGACGCCGAAGCGTTCGCCCCAGTAACTCGCGCCGAAACGCCGGCCCAGCAGCAACCGGCCGCCGGTGTTGAGCGTCCACATGAACTGCGCTTCCCAGGTGCCCCAGTGCGCCGCACCGAAACGCGAGCGGCCCATGCGAGGGGCTTCGAGCTCGGTGATGGTGGCGTTCGGGTAGCCCTGGGTTCTGGCGATCTCCAGGTAGTAGCCAACCGCTTGGCTGCCGACCGCCAGCAAGCGGCGGCGCACGGCCAGGCGACGGTCATCGAACAGTGGCGTGGCGCCCAGGCACGGGTCAGGCAAGTTCATGACCCGCTCCCAATCCGGTACCAGCTCACTGACACCGGCCGGGTCCATCTCGTTGAGCAGGTCGACGGCGCGGGCGTCGAGTCGGGCCAGTTCCAGCGCAATGCCTTCGAGGACTTCCTCCAGTTCCGGCACCTGTTCCGGGTCCCACGCGGGGCCACTCGGCAGCAGGCTGCGCAATTGCGCGTGGTATTGCGCGGCGGTTCTTATGCCCCCCATACGCAACCTCCGAAGGTCAGCAGTTCGCTTTTGTTAGCTGGCACGTCGGCGAGTGGCGAGAGGAGTGTGTGGTCGTATTCACCGCTGGCGCTGCTGATGGCTTCGCGGATATGACTGACGAGCAAAGAAACGCCCAGGTCGGCTTCACGGTTGTGCAGATCACGCAGTTGCGCTTCTACGGCCGCGTGCACCGCTGTGGTGTCCGGGTTCACGCTGAGTCGATAAACGACTGGCACCTGAATCGGCCGCTGCACATGCACCTCGGCGGTAACCGGGCGCAGCGGCTCGATGTAGGCCTGGACTTGCGCCAGTTGCTCGTCGTTCGGCACCGGTTGCGGATCGTCGTCACGCATGATGAACACACTGACCGTGCCCGGCCCCAATAGGCCGCCACGGCACCAGGCGCGGGTGACGCCGGGGCATTCCAGCGCCCAGGTCTCATAGTCCTGCGCCGAACCGCCGTGAGGGATGACCCGATAGGAGCGGATCACCCGCGAGCGCAGCGACTCGAGGCTTTCGCGCGCCACGCCGCCGCTGAGTCCCGGCGCCAGCACGATGAAGCTGCTGCCGACGATGCCGGCAATCGGTTGTACCGGCGTCAGCGCCAGCCCGGCATCGGCATTGCCCAGGCTGCCAGCGTCGAGCGCGGCGATGCTGGTACTGTTGAGGCCGTTGCTGGTGGTGCGCGCGGCGGTGACTTTGTAGGTACGACCGTCGCTCGATTGCAGCAGCGTGTCGACGTCCAGCAGCGCGCCGGCGCTGGCGGTAAAGCTGACGCTACCGCTGGCCGTTTGTGCGACTTTGCGCGGCTGGTTCAGGCGCAGGGCGGCGATCCGCTCCAGGGTCGACTCGTCGGCCTTGTCCGGGAGGATCTGCTCGGCGATCCAGTCCAGGTAGCCATACAGGCCATAGGCGGCGCCACCAAGGGTTCGGGCCAGCACTTGCGCAT